ATCTTCTAGAGTACCATTCAGCATTTGTACGTGCTTTTTCAACTAAATAATCAACTTCATCTTTACTAACCGAATCTGCATTTTCAGACCGATGTTTAAACATTCCACCATTTTTTATTTGATAACTAGCAAAAGGGATATAATCTACCTGAGAAAACCAAATTAGCATACTAACAATATAGTCGTCTAATAAAGTTTTCCACCTTGCGTTTGCAGCTTTATCAATTCCATCAATTAAAGCAGCGGTCAATCCCTCGTATAATTTTGTACCCATATAATTCTGTATATGAATCTCCTGTGCCAATTTAATAAATTGAATATATTTGTCTGTGTCTACGTTTCCATCAATTATTGAGTTCCGAACTAAATCTGTTCTATTGATAAATAATACTGTTGCCATAATTTTATCTTTTAAAATCCTTGTGGGTTATTAGGTAAAAATCCTTTATTCGGTAAATTTCTTGGTTGTATAGAAACTTGGTAAGGATTCGTAACTTTATATCCTAAAATAGCAGCCTGTCTTGTACCGATTATATCCTGTGCATCCTTAGTACTTGTTTTAGCTAATTTACTCTTATATGTTACTCGTCTCCACGAATGATGGCAGTTACCTCCGCCCTTGTACAACCATATAGAATATGTAGCAGAATTACCTTTTGGTCCCCATCCCTTGTTTACAGGTTCAGTACCCATTTTTATAATATCTTTTTTACGATACAATTTATTAGCCTGTTTCATTGCTCTACAAAATTTTCGAGCATTTGCACCTACTTTTCTTGGGCTATAATAGTACCTCACTTTAAAGTAATTTTCGCCTACTTTTTCGTCTTGTTCAGATGGACTATTAGGGTAAGCACTTCCTGTACTTACTAAATTTACAATTTTGCTTAAAGTAGATAATTTGTCTTTTTCTTGGTTATTTAAATCTGTAATAATTCCATCAATATTTTCCTCTTTTTGGTATTCTACATCTTGTTCGAAAATAGCTTCCCATTTAGTTTCGTCAATATCTTCGCCCAAAGCAATTAATTTAGCAGCAACTTCTTCATCTTCTTCATTTGATTCACTCGAGCAACATAATTTTTCACGTGATAATGGTACGCAATTAGGTACTTCTTTTCCATCTTTGGTTTTCATTCCTATCTGCTCGTAACCATCCCAACAAGGTGCTTTAAGTTCTTCGTGATTTTCACAAGGCATAAAGTAAACCTCTCCTTCAACTTCCATTTCGTGAGAACCTTTACAACCCAATTCTTTGGATGCTGCATCCGCTTCATCTTTTGTTTGATATGCTTGTTTGCCATCAATCTTTTTAAGATTAAATTTTTGCATTTCTACACCTGTTTCCTCTTCAATAGTTTCTTTATCTTGTATTGAACTATCTAGCTCTGTAAATTCTAACGGTTGTAAGGTCGTAAAGTAAAGGTTTAAAGCAATATTATTGTAAGATAGTATATCATCAAAGGAATCTATTAAAAGTTCCTGAAAAGGTCTAATAACAGTATTATCCATTAATAAAGATGCAGTTTTAATTTCATCTGAATTACTTGAAAATCCTGATGCAGTTCTAATACCTAATAAAAAAGGACTTACAATTCTATGAGCAACCTGAATTTTTGATTGAGATTCCTCTGATAAAAATTGATACTGATTATGCGCATCGCTTAATTGTACAGGTGTTATTTCTGCCTGTGATTCTTTATTGTCATTAAAGGCTAAAATAAATTTTCCTGCATTGCTACTACCTGAAAACTTTTCTTTAATTCTATTTTCAATTAATTGTCGTTCCTCTTGATTAGGTGTTCCATTATTAAAGTTGATTAACATACTAGGTGCCAGACCATTAAGTATGTTATTTAAGTGATAATTAGATACCTCTTCTTCTAGTTCTGCATACTGCAAACCACCTTGATAATCGACAGGGGAGTAGTAATAAAATCCTGATTTATAAGGTTTTATATAATATATTTCTATATTCTCTTTTGACATACCATAGGCAGGTATTCTTAAAGGAATATCAGATTTTTTAATATTTACCCAATCTTTAAAATAATAATAAGCAGGAATGTCTCCATCTTCATTAGCTTTCTCTGCTCTTAAAGTCTCAACAGGCAAATGCTCAATCTGTGCGATAGTCTTTCTATCTTTAGAGTAGATTATTTGAACCGCACATTGTCCCATTAGTTTTAAATCATAGCAAAGTTTTCGTACTACACTTTTTTTAAATAAAGAAATCATTTGAGCGTACTCGTTTGGTTTCCTACTTGAATCGGTTGCATTTAAACCTTTTCCGTAAATAGCTTGGCTAATTCCATTAATAGCAGCGTTGTTGGTTGGACTTCCATTGTACCTGTCTATAAGGTACTGAAAATAGTTGTTATCTGCTCCATATTCAATCCAATCTTCGCCATTAACTTCTTTTATTTCAGGACTAGTGTAAGTGCTTAAATTTACAAATCCAAATTCCGAAACTTTTGATGCTTTTTTAAATTGACCTTTAGTATTTCTTAGTCTTTTATCTTCCATATTTATGGTACTGTATAAGTATTATCAAATCCTTTGTACTCAGTATATTGACCTTTATTTAATTGATAGTAGTCATTATTATTTAATTGGTTTATGTCTTGGTCTGTACAAAAAACTTTGTCATTGTAAATATCTAGCTTTTGACCATCGTCTGTGTTCCATTTAACCTCATAAGCATTCCAAAAACTATAATTTGTATTCCAAAAATTATAATCAATATAAAGTTTTAAGTCAAAGTAATGATTTTTAACTAAGACAGGATTAAATATATTGTCAAAATTTAAGTAATTATTCAAGGTTGTAGCACTTGTTATATCATATTGCTTAATAATATTGGTACTGTCATCCCTGACAGTCATAGTAAACGAATCAGAATATTCTCTTGGAATTACTGATATTGTTTGTGCCGTAGTTAATGTATTAAGTATAATCATTACTTATATAACGTAAGAATTTTAATAATTTGTAAAAGTAAATTTACAAAAAAAAAAGCACCCAATAAAGGATGCTTAATTTTTAAATATAAAAACACTTTATAACCTATGCAGTTGGGTCAATTTGTAGTGCTGATGGAGTTGGTGTTGAATCTAGGAATAAAGGTGCAGTTTCTTCCATTCCCTCGAACGTCAAAGTAAAACCACTTAAATCCCCTGCTGCTGCTCCTGTAACAACTGTCCCGCCTGTCACTTCCATACCATTTTCAAGTCCACAAAGGAAACTGTTTCCATAGTAATCAACTACAACCGCATACGGTCTTGAAACTGCTAACAATTCTAATTCAGATTGCGTTTTAGCATCTAAAAATGTTAATGTTAAATTTAATGTTTGCGTATAAAATGTTGTTCCGTTCTCCCTGCTAGATGTTACACTAGTTTCTAAAGATGAACTTCCTTTTACATCATATTCAAACCAAACAGGTGCAGGAGACCCATTCGTAATTGTTGCTTCTTTTGTGCCGCTATCAATAGCGACCGATGCTATTGTACCAAAGTTGGCAAATAACACTTTTTTAATACCGCCAAAAGCGGATTTACAGGGAACTTTTCGTCCTGTCGTTAAAATACAAGCCATAATTTTTATTTTGTTTTATAAAAAAAAGGGATAGGCAGAACCCACCCCTTTTATATTGATTAATTATTAATTTTAAGCGTACTCAACAATATCAGAAGAAATTCCAAACTGAACAGTAGATGTAAACCTCATTACCATTCTTACATTGTTTGAAGCATCCAAATCTGCCATATCTAGGACCTTAACAACATTTGTGTCATTTAGTAATCCTGTTCCAAAATATAGGTTGCTACGTTGTGCTGAATACATTTTATTTACTCCCATTCCTGGACAAACAAATACTTTAACACCATTAATAGTTAAACTTCCGTTATTCCACCATTGAGTTCCTTGTGCGTTTGTTCCATTCGCTCCTAATCCGTTAGCTGCAAATCCACCTAATGCCTGAACGTAAAATTTAGCTGCTGCTGAACCTACATAAACAAATAAATCTTCTTTACCATATAACGATGCAGGAATAGCATCTACTACTTTAGACATTTCTGCGATAATGTTAGCTGCATTTAGTCCACCTGCGATTGCTGCTACTTGCTGACCTGCTGGAATATCTCCTGCTGCTGCTGATGCTGCAATTAACTTCTCAAAACCATCAAATGAATTGTTTGTTCCTGCCGTAGTATCTCCTTGCCATATACAAAATTCAGTATTCTGTGCAACTTCTGATGCAACGTGTGCAATCATAAAGTCAGAAAACTTAGGAGGTAAAACTTGACCTAAACCAAATCCCATAGACTGAGCCTCCCAGTCGTTTACGAAGTCATATTTACACAATTGTAGATTTACCTGCAACTCGACAGGTTGAATAATTCTTTCTGTTAATGTAACAGAACTGTTAGGTGCAAAATCACATCCTGCAGCAGTTACTAAAGCACCTGTTGCCAATTTCTTAATTACTTCTTTGAAAGCGATGTTTGCCTTTACTGTTAATCCGCCATCGTCAATAGTTGATGCAGATAATAATGCTGCGGCAATATACTCTCCTGCAAATTCCCCGGCATAAGTTGTGGTAATGTTTGTAGCAGTCGCTAATTGTACTTGATTTAATTTACTCATTTTATTTGTTTTTTTATTTGTTTAACCTACTTAATACTCTTTCTAGTGCAGTTGCACCCATTTTATTTTTCTTAAACTCAACCTTTTGCTTTTGGTCTGATACTGTTTCAGGATTGTGCTTTATTGGTTTTGCTGATGCTTCTGAAAACTCTTCTTTTACAGTTCTTGACTTTAAAACATTTGTTTCATTTGCCATTTCCTGCTCTTCAACATCTTCCATTTTAGATTCCTTATCGCCTTTTAAATCAGCAATAGCATCTTCTAAATTTTGGATTCGTTTTTCCATTCCTTTCCAATCTGCAACATCTGCTTCGCCATCTTCTGCCATTTCCTTGTCCTCTTCTTTTTCCTCTTCTAGGTCAGAAGTAATCTCTTCACTTTCTTCTGCAGGTACATCGTCTGAAACGTCTTTTACGTCCGATATTAGCCCCTCTTCTGTAACGATTAATAGTTTACCATCTTCAAGAATATATTCTCCAACAGGCATAGCCACCTTTTCGTCATCGGTAACAATAAATACCTCCTTATCTTTTTCAAAAGAATCGGCAGTAATAACTGTACCATTTTCTAACTTCATTTCTTCAAGTTTTACCTCAATGTTTAGAAGTGTTTTAATTTGGTTTATCATTTCATTTGATTTCATAATTATATAACGATTTTAATTTAAATATTTGCGTTTTTAGTCTGTTCTAGTTATTACACCAATGCCTTGCGCCCTCATAGAGCCATCGCAACAAGACCTAGAATAAGTATTCGTGTCCCAACATAGACAGGCTCTCCCACTATTTGTAGGACTTGTTCTGCTTGGTATAAATTCTGAATTATTTTTTTTATTTGTTGCCATTTAAAATGCTTTTTATTTTATTTAAAGTAACATCGTCTAAAGACATATCTTCTTTTACATTTTCTTTTGGTGCTTCCATTTTATCTGCAAAATACCCCTCGATACTAAACCCTTTCACCTTATTTGTCTTAACATATTCCTGCCAAACGTCTTCGTTATCTACTTTTACAGACCCCATCCAAGTTCCAACAGGTACGTTCAAACCATATTTTCTAGACTTGTCGTGAATCTCATCCTCAACCAACCAAGATTCTACAAGTGTTAAACCACTTAATGTTTTATCGTGTTCTAAAGTTGAGTTTCTTTGATAACCATTTTTCAAATACATTTGAGATGCCTTAGAAATTGTATCTTTAGAGAAAAATATATAATATTCGCCCTCTTCGCTGCTCCTGTAAATAGGTTTATTTGGTATTAACAAAGCACCCATTAAAATTTTCTTTTCCTTGCTTATTTCAGCTAGTTTTATTTCCTGATTATTTAAAGCAACAAAATCAGATTCTATTGCAGGTGATTCTACGATTGAAATTGCTTCAACTCCTGAATCTTCCATTTCTTCGTCAAGTATTAATTCTACTATTCTCATATCTATATAACGTATTAAATTTTAAAATTTGCATTTAGCCTATTGTCGCACCTGTAACAATATTCCTTTCTAATTGTTGGCTAGTAGTTACATCTCCTGAAACTACAAAAGCCTGAACAGGTTGTTGTGATTGTCCACCTATTGCATCTGCTAATTGATTCGTGTTACTTGCCCCTACAACATTAAAGGCAGGTGGTGTTGGAGGTATTTGTGGCGCAGAAATAGCAGCAGGTGCACCTCCACCCGAAGCACCCGAAGATGCAGCAACAGATTTCGCACTTCCAACAGCAGACAAAACAGATGAAACAATACCGACAGCCGCTCCTGCATACCCGATTAAAGCAGGTATCGCTGCGGGAAATCCTAAAGCCAAAGTTTTAGAGAATCCCGTAGCAACACTTGCACCACTTGAAGCCGCATCTAAGTTCGCACTTACAACGGTTTTTGTAGCTTTACTTTTAATGAATCCTAAATCTATTAATAATTCCTGAGCAAGTAATAGCTGTTTAGCAATAATACCTGCTTTACCTAAAGCACTTTCTGCTCCTGCTAATCCAATAATGGTATCTAGTGTTTTCTGTTTAGAAGCTAATCTTGCCGCATCAATCTCTTTTTCCCTTTCTAATTCTGTTTGCCTAGACTGCTCTGTGAAATCGTTTAATACTATCTGTGCATCTATTTTTGCTTGAGTACCTGCATTAGCATTATCAACAATGGCTTGAAGTCTAATAGTCTCCTGTTCTTTCTCTAATTCATCTATTGTTTTTAAGGCTTCTAATCTTGCGACCTCATCGGTTATCTGTTCAGCGTTAAATCGTTTTCTTTCAATACTTAAATTAGATTCACTTTCAGCCTTTGAATTAGTTAATTCTATTTGTTCTTTATCTAGTGCTAAATCATTTGCTTTTTGCTCAGACATTAAGCCTGTTATCTGTGCCTTAACACCTAGCTTATTATTCTCTGCATCTATTAATTTAATCCTATTTTCTTGAGTATCTTGTGCCGCCAACTGAGCCTTTGCATCCGCTATCTGTGCATCTGCTGCCTTCAACATTGCTTTTTCCTGTTTCTCTAAAGTGGCAAGAAGTTCTTCATTCGCTTTTTTACGGTCTGATATACTGTTTCTTTCTTCATCTCTAATCTGTCTTTGCTTTTCAGCTAACCTATCATACTTTTCAACTAACCCTGCCTGAACCGCTGCCGCTACCTCTGCATTGTTTTTTAAAACTGTCATTGCTTCCGCAGTTTCTAATAACTTCTTAGGGTCTATTTTAGATAATTCTGTAACTACTGCGCTGACTCCCGCACCAACTTCGCTTACTGCCTCCGATATATTATTAGCGATATCTTTTCCCGCTTGGACTGCTCCCGCTGCTACTTCTAAAATATCTAATTTAGTTTGCGCTAAATCTGCCTTTGCTTTCTTGACGCTTTCGTCATCCCCAAACATAGACTCGTAACCAACTTTAAGAACCTCCATCGCTTGTTTAAGTTCATAAAAAATTAACTTTAGAGGAAGTAAAGCAATCGTAATTAAACCGCCTATAACTTTCTTCAAAGCGTCAAATCCGTCTGTCGCTTTGCTTACTGATTTAAAAGCACTTGTTACCGCGTCCGTAACTGCTTTAAATCCTACCGCAATAAAATTTGTCGCAGTTTCTACGGCATCTAATACCTTTTGATTCTTGCGCATTACTTCAAATAAAATCCCAATAGCAGCAACGACCAAACCAATTCCTGTTGCCTTCATAGCCGTACCTAAACCTTTAAAACCTTTTGACAAAGCACCAACACCTTTACTTGATTTCTTAGCCGCAGAACCCGCTCCTTTTAAATCCTTTTCATATCCTTTTAAATCAGCCGAAACCGATTCAACAGAGTCCTCTTGAGTAGCTAAAGATTTGTTCAGGCTATCAACATTCTCTTGAGCACCTTTTGTGGATACCTTTAACGTAAATTCTTTTTCTATTGCCATTTTATTATTGTTCTAATTTGTTTAATCGCCCCTTTAAAATCTTTTGCTAAGGCATATTTACCTTTCGCAATTTTAATGTTTTCAGTTTCCCCTTTTGCTATTGCTAATAAATCTAGTATATTTTTTATCATACCTTGTTGAGTAATTCCATACTACTTTTTCCACTTTGTAGATTTGTAGTAATTGAGTTTATTATATATTTTTGTGAATTTATTTCAAACGTATCATTTAGGTTAAAATTAAACAATATTCTTAATGGCAAATAAGACTCAACTTTAGTAATTCGTCTACTTGTATTAAAAATATCTATAATATATTCACTATGATAAACCTTAAATAAGGTGTTCGTAAATTCGTTTGTATTTGTGTATTCATTTATTTCATTATTGAAATTTATGTTGTCTTTACTCTGATAAACAGGGCTAATATTTAAAGCATTTGATGGTATTGTATAAAATGTTTTTGATTGAACACTCGAACCTGAAAGCACTAAACTTATTGGTGTTAATCCTGTTCTATAAATAGCGTAAAATATTAATGGTTTCCCAATGTATGGTTGCTGATTTTCATTTACAGACCAACCCCATTGGATAGTTGTATTTGAACCATTAGATACATTAATTAAACGCTCGTATTTAAAGTGTTCAAAAGGAATTAAAACTTTATATATTTCAGTAGATGCATTAAGATTAACACCACCCGATTGACCTGTTGGCGAACCTGAATAACTTAACGCACCCCAATTTGAACCTGAAAGTTGATTGTGTTGTTTAGCGAAAAAACTATCTGTACCCTCATATCCATAAACAATTTCGTTATAAGGTAGTGAAACATTTACAGAACTTTTTGTTGTATCTACAAAACTAGATACATTATAGTTTACAGGTGCGCCATTACTATTAATATCTGAATCTGTATAATAAGATAAATTTCCTGCTGCACCATAAACAGATGCGCTCGTAGCTTCCAAAGGGCGT